GAAATATTCAATATCCATATCTTTAATGTCAACTGTTTCATTTCCCACAAAAGTATAAAGGTTTAAAGATGGGTTTGCTTTGGCAGTAAAAATACCTCTACTTCCAATATATTTAACTTTTGTCATTTTATCACCTTAAAATAAAAAAAAATAAAAGATTTATAATAAATCTCTTATTTTGCCGTGACACTTGAATTTAGTTGCAAACAACTGTGCTGATGTATAATAAGACGCCTTTCTAGCAAAATGGTCTAACTCAATATAGTTATCCGAACTCCATAATGTAGTCGGTTTTGCAATGGCTATTCCTATATGGTCTAAATCCAATATGTAAATTCTGCTTGCTGTATCTTTGGCAATGTTGTTGCTTCTGATAATGGGTATTCCGTCAAAAGTTGCACATCTAAATCCTGTTTCCCTTCCAACAACCCTAACACCGTTAAAGCTGGTTTCCAAGTTCACATAATCAATATATCTTTGCTGTGTTTCGTAAAGTGATGCAATATCTGATGCTGTATCATAACCTGTTATGATTACCTTATTCTGTGGTCTATCCCAATAAGGTTCAATTTCTGTTATTGTATCCCTTAAAAGTTTTATAGTTAATGCCCTATCAGTTCCAGAATTGTGGTTAACATAAGCATCTGCATAAGTTGCTCCACTATCCCTATCTAAACCCTGAAAAGTGTTATCATTTGCTGTTAATGATAAACCAGAAGCTTCTGAATTACTTGAACAAACCCTATCAATACTTTCAATATTATTTCCTGCAAGTGTGTCTACATCTGTGCATAAGTTAACATTAATAAGTTTTTTATGTTCCTGCCCCATATAATCAACAATCTGTGCCCACTTAACAGTATCGTCTTTTGTTTCAATGTTTAATGACCTTAAACTCATTTCAAAAGCTGTTGCCATTTCTGCTGGTGATATATCTATTTGGGCAAGTGTTGGTTTTGTGGTATCGGGTATAGCTGAATTTTCTGCTACTCCACCGCCACTTGAATTTGCTTCTGCTGTTAAAAATCTAAACCCAGATTTTTCCCAATCTACTTTTGGTAATACCCCAAACACATTGGCTTCTGTGCTCATCTGATAAAATAGTTTTGCCCCATAAATGTTATTTCTAAATCCAGTTGTTCCCTGTAAAATTGGTGCATCTTCTTTTAATAGGTTTTCCATTTCTGGATTATCCAATGCATAAGTTTCATTTACCAACTGTGAAATGGGTTTCATTTTATAAATGGGTGTCCCATAAAAATCAGTCATTTAATATTCCCCCTCAATTTTATTTAATTTATCTAATTTCCCCAAAACAGTTTCATCTAGTGATTTTGCAATTATAGGTTCTTCTTTTACTTTACCCAATGGTATTTTCTTTTCCTCAACAACTGGTGTTTCTGATTTTTTAAGTTTTTCAAAAACCAATGTTGCAATTTCCTCTGCTTCTTCTTTTGTAAGTCTAACCTTATAACCTTCTGTTGTTTTAACAACTTCTGGTTCTACTTTGGGTTCAACCTTTTTAATTTCTGCCTTTTTAATTTCTGGCTCAACTTTGGGTTCTCTGGCTTTTTCCCATTCCCCCATTTTTGTTTTTATTTCTTTAATTTCCTTTTCTAAAACTTCCAATTTTGGAGTTTCAATAACTGGTTCAACTTTTGTTTCTACTTTTTCTTCTTTAACAAAAGCTTCCCCTTCTTTAATATCTTCTTTCAATAAAATCCCCCCATTACTTATAGGTTTAAAAAAAGCCAATGGATTAGCACCTTTTTCTGTTATTGTTACTGCATCTAATGTTAAGTCATCTACACTTGTATAACAATTTTTCTTATCACAAACATAAGATGTATTTATCTTATGCCCACTTATAGAAAACATATTATAAAAGCCATTTTGTATTTTTTGTATTAAAGATTTATTAAAATCATTATCATTGAAAATATTAGCAACAATGAACAGATATTTTTTTAAAGGTTCTAAATTTACATTCATTGATTTAAAAAAACTAATATCATATTCATTTGGGTAATCCACTTTGGTTCTTAAAAGAGTATCTTTATTAATAACAAATTCTGGTAAAATTTTTCCAACTATTGTATCCCTATGTTTATAAGAAACAGTTTGTCTTGTTAAAAGTTGTGGCAATCTTTTTTCCAATGCTTCCATTTTAACAATTTCATTTTGGGTATCTAAAATTTCTGCACTTCCGATACCATAAATAACAAGTTCCCCTGTATCAGTTTCCCCTGCTTTCTGTATAAGACTATTAAAGAAAACATCTTGGGTATTTTTAATATACTCTACTTCCCCCATAAGTAACAATAAATTTAAAAACTATTTAAAATTAACTATAAATTAATTAAAAAATATATAAAAAACAGTAATTATTTAATCTTCATTTAACCTTTTGGTTAAATTGGTAAAAAATAGGGTATATTCTGAACCATCTTTATCACATAATATAACCCTATCTTTTCTCAAATCCCCAACTTCCAGAACCATTTGGTCATATAAAACAAAATCCCCTTTTTTAAGGGGTGTCCCATTTTGGTCTTTAAAGTTCATCTTAATCACTCTGTGTAGTAAATCCCAATTGCCCAGTTTGTTTCATATTCTATTGCTATTGGGTATTTGTGTTCCCTGAAATAAGTTGTTAACTTGTCTACAATATTGTAAGGGTTGTCCATTGTAAAGTGCTCATACCCTGCTCCGTCAAAGGTAACAGTTAATAAACAGTTAGAGTTTCTGGGTTTATCTGCCAACCCACTTAAAGTTCCTGTCCAACCTTTGCTTATGTCGTCGTTATATTCGTGTTCTATAATCTTGTTACTAAAAATAAGGGTGTCTGCAAATTCGTCACCCCAACCGTTTCTTTTGTTCATTGGGTTGAACTGCTTTCTGATTTTGCTCATTTCCTGCCTTAAAACCTTCTTACAAATTTTTTTACAAGTTGTTTTATCCATCTACATCACCATATTATAATAGGGGTGTTATATATATAAAGTTAACGGTTGGTAATTAGTTTATCATCAACCATTCTTTTAATTCTTTCCAATAAAACAGGCAGATTTTTCATAACACTTACTTTCATAAATGCTTTTCTGGTCATTGGTCGTGTCATCTTTACTCCATAACCTTCTGGTTCTGATGGTTCATTATACTTGGCGTATAAAACTTTGGCATTTCCTGCTGTTATCTCTTGCCCATCTTCTATATCTGTTTGCATAATACTTTGAGATAAATTCCCAGTTTTCCCTTTTGGTGATAACTTAACTGCACTATCAACAACATCTTTTCCAAAATCTTTAAACAGTAACCTTAATTCTTTTTTAATATCTTCCTTTTTTGCAAAATAAAGGTCTTTGGAAACTTCGATTTTTATTTCAATCATTTAAATAATCTTTCCCTTTAAACTTTTTAACATTTTTTTAGCTTGCTTTTTATCCACAAAATCAAAATTTATATATTCTTTTTTATTATCTGAAATATCTTCATTAAATTCAAACAATACTTTTTCCTTCCCAATGGGTGTTTTATGATTAAATCTTCCAATGGAAATTAAATCTGGTATATTTTCCCCAAATTCACAATCTTTATTTCTGTGCTTACAGTAAAGACAAATTTCTACCATTGCGTTCATTTTAACCCCTATTATCTATATATAAAAAACTTTATAAATTTAACTGTTATATTTTTCTAAAACTTCTCTATCCACCTGCCCAAAAAATGTTTTTTTCTCATTTGACCATTTAGTAACTTTTTTTATCGCATCCCTATTACCCATTTCTGATAAAACATAAAGAGAATAATTTTCTGCAAAAGTTTCCAAATATAAATTTTCTAAATTATAATTTTTTTCTTTTGAATAAGATGATGTATTAAATAATTCTTTTATTAAATGTTTTTGTTCTAAATCTACTAATTTTTCAAATAATTTATCACTTTCACTTTCAAATGTAGTATAATCAATTTCATTATTTAATAATTGAGTATTTAAATCTTGAATTTGATTATGAATATCTTGTATTTGTTTCTGTTGGTCTAAATATAAATCTTCAATCATCTTACTAAAAAATAACCTATTTTCTGAATTTTTCATATCAAACCCAAAATCTAAACTGTGTGAAATTTCGTGATATAAATTTCCCTCAAATGTTGGCATTGCGTGCTGTGGTATTCCATTTTCTTTTAAACTATCCAAATCTTCTAAATGCATTTTATACAGTATATATTCATCTAAACCGTGAACTCTTACTAAATTATCGTCCATATAATCATTGTAACCCCAAGAACCAAAATCAGTATCCATTGTAATTAATTTAATTGGTAATTTACCATATCTTTCTTCCAATCTTTTTAATTCCAAAATCAATTTCCTTGAAGAAGATAATGTCTGTTCTTCTATCCATTTAATAAAAATATCATCTAATTCCTTACTTTTAAATTGCCCTACTGCCCATTTACTCACCCACATTGAAGGGTCTTCTTCATAATCTTCTATAAGTTTTTTAAGAATACTATCTACCAATTCGGTTCGCATATCATAAAAATATCTAAAATAAGAACTTATACTAATTCTGAAATCATCATCTGCAATTATTCCTTTAAATCTACCGTTTATTTCTTCTGCCCCTAAATCAACTGGTGTTTTTAAATGGGTATCTGCCCACCTTTGTAACTGTTCCTCATTCATCTTACTTAAATCTGCATCATACGCTAACAAATCAACTTCTGGTTTTAACTTCTTGTCTGGTTCATAACTATATTGACTGAAATATTTCCCCTGTTCCAACTCATATTGATAGTGGCACATACAGTTGGGGTGAAAAGGAATATCTGGATTATTAGGTAAAGTATTTTCATAAGGTTGATTTATAGGTATTGCCCCTTGTGCTTCAAACTCCTTACATCTTTCACAACCCACAACCGTTTTTACCCTTTTCATTGTGTATCCCAATGATTTTGCTGATGCTAAACTTGCTTGTGTAAATACCCTTGTAGCTTCTGTTCTGCCAACCATTTCCCAGTAAGTTTTATTATCCATCCCATAAGGATTTTCACCAAGTAACTTTTTTAAACCCCTTTCTGCCCTGTCATAACTATAACCTGTCATCATTAGTTCTTCCAAAAAACCAAATATGGCTTTTTTCTGTTCATCTTCCCAGCCTTGCATAAATGGGGTTTCATAAGTAGCAAAAAACTGTTCCAAAAAAGATAAATTGTAAGGTGTAACCTCATCTAAAAACCCACCTGTAACTTTTAAATCTTCCTTTTTTAGTTCCTGTAAGGCAAACAACTTTTTAATGGAATACTCTTTATGGGTATCATTAAAACTTTTAAGATAAACATTTTTTAAGTAAATTGAAAGTAAAGATTTTAAAGCAACACTTGTGTCTTTAATATCCTCTTCAATATCTGTTACAAGTTGACTTCTACTTTTATGTTTTTCAAACTTTTTGACTATACTTAAAATATTTTTTTGGTGCTGGTAATCCACCTTGTAAAGTTGTTCGGCAATAAACAAAAAGTAACTTTCAATTTCCTGTAAAGACTTTAACAACAAATTTTTTTTTTAACCATTTTTTCAAACTTTTCATATTTAACTGGGTCATCTATTACTTCTTCCACATCAATATATTGAACTTCTGGCTGTATCTGTTTTTGCTGGTTTTTAGCTTTTTCTGATACCACAATATCATTATCAACATATTGAACTTCAAAACCACTTGTTAAAAATATGTTTGCAGTTTCGGCTTTTATCTTTTGTATCTGGGCTTCCCTCAATTCATCTTTAATTGTAAAATCTGGAAATGCAATATAATAATCGGTAATCCCAAAAGCTTCCATTATTCGTTTATTAAAAGGTTCTTCAATTGTCCTAATCAAACCCCTTTTGGTTGAACCCATAACTACATCTTGTATATTTGGGTTGTTACCAGCTTTTCCACTTTCCACAACACCAGAAAATACTGGGGGCACTTCAAAAACACTTGCTAAAACTTCTCTATAAAACTTATACCATTCCAAACTTTGTAACTTTTCGGCATCTGGTAAAGCATCAAACACCTTAATATCTGATGCCCCACTTATACCCAAATAAACATCATACAAAAATCTTTTTAACCCAAAACCTTCTCTAACATTATTTTCAACATTATCCCTAATTTCATTTATCTGGTCTTGTGTTGCCCCATTGAAAACAAAAATCTTATTTAACTTTCTTTTAACAAAAATATCTGAATTTAAACTGTCCAATCCAATAAGTGCTTGTAACTGCTGTATAGCAGAAACCAGTTTTGGAGTTCCATATAAATCTGGCAACTGCCTGTTATAATGCCCCTCAATCATTTCTTCTTTTTTGTATCTGGCAACAATAACATCACTATATGGAGTTTCCAATTTAATGTAATAAGTTTCCCACAACCCTGCTCCACATTCTGGACAAGTGGTTTCCCCATCTTTATAAATTTTATCTGGTTTATAACACAATGGACAAAACTTTTCGTTTGGTGTTTCCCTTATTCTTATGTATCTTGGGTTTTCAACAAACAACCCAGTTGGAGTTTTTGAAAGTTTTTTATACCCACCTTGTTCATAAGTAAAAGAAACATTAACATAATAACGGTCTAATTTTAATTCCCACAATAAACAACTTCTAATAATTTCATAAAAATCATAATTTGGGTTTGGGTCATCTACAAACTTATTTAATATGTTCTTATCTTGTATATTTGGTTTTCTTAATTTAGCCCCACATTCACATAATTCCATTTCTGGTAAATGATTATATTCTTTTAAACACTTTTCATTAGTGCATTTAAAAGAAAACATTGGTTTTATTTCCCAATTATCTTTTGTGCATTCTTTTAACAATACACCTAAAATAGATGTCATTATTGCAGAACGGTCGCAATAATTTAAAAGTAAATCTTCATTCCAAACTAATGGTTTAATATAACTACTGGTATCATCATAAGTATTGGGTAAATTTGTTTTAGGTAAAGCTTTTAATTTTAACTCTGCCTTTTGTAATTTAAGTAATAAAATGTCAACATCATTTTTTCTCTTAAAAGAACTCAAAAACCCCATTATAATTTAAAAAGTTAAAATACTTTATATATTTTACTATAAAATAAATTAAAAAAATAATAAATTTATGTATTTATTTTACATATTCAAAATTCTGGGTTGTAAATCTTCCAGTAAATTGAAAGTTGTTATTATAGTGCCAAACAAGATTTGTTCTATGTTTATATGCAAATTCTTCCATTGCTGGCTGTAAATTTCCTGCACCATCCGCTTTTACAAATCCAATAAACTTTCCGTCCCCAGCTATATTGTAAGGTGTTACATAAACTGCATAAACAATTGTTCTACCCTCTCTCCAAGCTGTTGTTACATTTACATTTAAAATATCATATCTTTCATCTGTAACAATAGGTTCATTTCCAGTTGGTGTTGCAGTTACCATACTTGCTGTTGCAAATAACAATACAGCCAAAATACCTAAAATCTTTTTCGAGTCAAATCACCTCATAAAATATAAAATAAAAAGTAGTTTATATATTTAACTATAAATTAACTTTCCAATAGGGGTCATCGATAGGTTCCTTCACTATCCCTAAATCTTCCTTACTACAAACCCACCCCATCAATCTTGCTATTTCCAACCAACTGCAATAATCAATATGGTCTTTTGGCATCACTAAAATACAAACATCTTCTTTCCCATCAGTTCCTTTTGCAAATTCTATTCCCATATTACCACCAAGTTAAACTTATCGTAAATCTTAAAAAATCTATTACAAAATAAAATTCAAATGGGTTTATTCTTATATCAAATCTAAAAAATATTAAATCATTTTGTCTTACATCAAAACCTAAAATTATTTCTAATTGTCCTTTTTCATATATCACTTTGGTTCACCTTCTAAATATTTACACCACATTTGCCAGTTAGTTCTTTCTATTGCACCTTTATATACACAATCTGAACAAACTTCAATACTAATTGCATTTTTAGAAATTGGACAATCAACTGCTTTGAACATAACTAATTTTCTCATAAGGTCGCCTCTTTTTCTTTTATTTTAGCAAATAATAAAAATCCCTTTTCAGTTGGAAATACCCCACCTAAAAAATGAACTCTTATTAATCCATGTTTCCAGAAGAATTGCAAATCTGATACAGAGCAATTAAATTTTTCGGCTAACATTTGATTTGCTTGTTTTCGTGAATAACAATTTAGATAATAACCGTTATCGTGATAAATATACATAGCAATTTGTAGATATAATTTAGAATTACTTATGATATTTATTATTGTGTCCTCTAAAATATTGGTCATGGTTTAGCCTCTTTTAGCCAATCGTTCTTTTAATTTATATAATTCAATTTTATACTGTTTGCTAAATTCTTCATGGGATATTCCAAAAATATAAGTTATCTGATTTAACATTAAAATAACTTGTGCCAATTCAAGAACCAAATTATCTTTGTATTCCTTATTCTCCACATCGTCAGATTTCCATGCTTTGTTTATAGCTTGTATCAATTCTCCCATCTCTTCAAAAGTCTGCATAATTTGTGGAACATACCCATACATCTGAACAGCATCCCTGATTATCTTATCTTTTTCCTGTTTGCAGAAACTAATTTCATCTTCCATTTAATCACCCCTTATTTATTGCGTATAAGTCTTATTATATGCAACTCTTCTCATTTATCTCCTCTACACATTTACATATAATGTTGGTTATATATATATATATAAAGTTATTGGTTCAACCATATTTTAATTTTAACCCTATCATTAACAACGAAAGCATTAAAGAAATATAATTGGAAATAACAATAGGTGCATCTTGCTTTAATACCCCATAAATACACCACAAAAAAAGTCCACCTGCTAAAATACCCCAGTATAAAAGGGATAAATCTTTTGTTTCTTTTAATTTAATTACCTTAATAACTTGTGGTAAAATTGAAACAGTTGTTAATGTAGTTGCAACAAAACCCAATAAAATTAAATCCATTTACCCACCAACAAAACTATTCATTGTTTGCCCTAGTTCACATTCCCATTCATACCTCACATAAGTTCTTAAAAATAAACAGAACCCATCAAAATAATCAACAAGTTTATCTTCATCATTTAAGCTAACACAATAACCACAACAAAAACAACAAGTGTTAATTGTAATCACCTTTAATAACTCTCATAAAATAATAAATAAAAATTCCAACAATACACCCAGTTATAAAAAAATATAATACAATAAAAGCTTCAAAACTCAATAGAACACCACGCCAGAACTCGGTCTATGAGAAACATTTCTGATATAGTTTGTATAAAGTGCATATCGTAAGGCATCGCATAAGTGGTCGTGATACTTAATGGGTTCTTCTAATATGTTCCCATCCCTATCTTTTCGATAACTATAATTCTGGATTTCTTCTATAAGGTTAACACTTTCAATATCAATGTGCAACTTATGCCTTTTAACATAATCAATACCATCTTTAACACTTTTTTCTGCTGGGAAACAATAAAAACCACTTTCCCTTATTTCTTCTATCCTACTGGGTTCGGCACAATCTGCATAAATTATATCTTTCCGATTATCCAATATTATATCTAATTTTTTTATTAAATCTGTATTGGTTAATTTGGTTTGGTAAAGTTTTTCCTGAACATAAAACTGTTCGTCATATTCCATAACCTTTATTAATCCAGTTTCTGCATTATACCCAAAATCCAAACCCCAGAAAGTATTTTTGGGTTCAAACTTCCACCTTGTGTTTTCCTCTATTGTGTAATTGGAGTAAATGAGGTTTCCAACCTGCCCCCAATCACCCCTTGTATAAATACTAAAATAATTTTCATCTTCCCCAGCAAGTGTTGCCAACTGATT